ATCACTTCATCTAGTTAACGGATCTAAAATACAAGCCAAATCTTCAAATTCCGATTCCGCACGATCAGAAGCAGTATCTTTGCTAATAATAGATGAGGCTGCCTTTATAGAAAATATTGCCGAAACGTGGGCTTCCGCTCAACAAACCCTAGCAACGGGTGGTGGTGCTATTGTATTATCTACTCCTTTTGGTACAGGTAATTGGTTCCACCAAACATGGGTTAAAGCAGAACATGCAGAAAACGATTTCGTTCCTATTAAATTACCTTGGATGGTCCACCCAGAACGAGATCAATCATGGAGAGATAGACAAGATGAATTGTTAGGTGATCCTAGATTAGCGGCTCAAGAATGTGATTGCGATTTTTCTACCTCTGGAGATATTGTATTTTATAGCGAATATCTAGAATACTACGAAAAAACATACATTAAAGAACCACTAGAAAAACGAGGTGTAGACCAAAACCTGTGGGTATGGGAATCAGCTGATTATTATCGAAATTATATTGTAGTAGCTGACGTAGCTCGTGGCGATGGTAAGGATTATTCTACGTTTCACGTCATAGATACCGAGGCAAATGTTCAAGTGGCAGAATACCGTGGACAAATCGGAACTAAAGAATTTGGTCACTTGCTAGTAGGCATAGCTACAGAATATAATGAGGCTTTACTAGTGATAGAAAACGCAAATATTGGATGGGCAACTATACAAGTAGCAATAGATAGAAATTATTCCAATCTTTATTATTCTCCCCGTGCCGAATCAAATGTAGATTCGTATTTTGACCAATATATGGATACGTCAAAAGCAGTAGCAGGATTTACAATGTCGGCCCGAACCCGTCCTATGGTGGTAGGTAAATTTCAAGAATATATTTCTGAAAAATCCGTAACTATCCAATCTAAAAGATTGATAGAGGAAATGAAGGTTTTTATATGGAGAAATGGTAGAGCAGAAGCGCAACAAGGATACAATGATGATCTAGTAATGGCTTTTGGAATTGCAATGTACATCCGAGATACAGCTTTAAAATACAGACAACGTGGTTTAGATTTAACACGTAGTGCTTTAAAAAACATGACCGTTAATAGAACCTCATACCAGGGAGCATATTACGCTGACAAAAATGACAATCCTTACCAGATTGAAAATCCATATGGTGACAAAGAAGATATATCCTGGTTATTATAACAATATTTATAACAATAACAAACAACATGGCAGATACCGGCTTATTTAGTAGATTACAAAGATTATTCTCCACGGATGTAATTATCCGTAACGTTGGAGGTAATCAGATAAGTGTAATGGATACTAATCAGATCCAATTCAATGGAGCAATTCAAACGAATTCTCTTATGGACAGATATAGTAGAATTTATTCTACTAATCCTAGTTCATTATATGGTTCACAATTTAACTTCAACTATAAGTATTTAAGACCACAGTTATATTCTGAATATGATGTAATGGATCAAGATGCTATTATTGCCTCTGCCCTTGATATTATAGCTGATGAATGTACTTTGAAAAACGATATGGGCGAAGTATTATCTATTCGCTCTTCAAACGAAAATATACAAAAAATTCTATATAACTTATTCTATGATGTATTAAACATAGAATTTAATATGTGGGCATGGGTTAGACAAATGTCCAAATACGGTGACTTTTTCTTAAAACTAGAAATAGCCGAAAAATATGGTGTATACAATGTAATACCATACACTGCATTCCACATTGAAAGATTAGAAGGATTTAACCCAAAGAATCCATCCGAGGTTAAATATAGATATAATCCTGACGGTTTAGTAAACTCTAACAGTGGATTATATGCAGTTACTGGAGCTGGTACTGACCAAACAGGTGGTATAATGTTTGATAACTACGAAATGGCCCACTTTAGACTAATTGGAGATACTAACTATCTTCCATACGGTCGTTCCTATTTGGAGCCTGCTCGTAAACTATTTAAACAATATACTTTGATGGAAGATGCGATGTTGATCCACAGAATTGCTCGTGCCCCAGAAAAACGTATATTCTATATGAACGTAGGTTCCATTCCTCCGAATGAGGTAGATGCATTTATGCAGAAAACTATTTCAAATATGAAGCGTACTCCATATGTTGATAAAAAAACTGGAGACTACAATTTGAAATTTAACATGCAAAACATGATGGAGGATTTTTATATCCCGATTCGTGGAAATGATACAACCACTAAAATTGATACTACTAAAGGTTTAGATTATGACGGTATTCAAGACGTTGCATACTTAAGAGATAAACTATTTGCCGCACTTAAAGTACCTAAAGCATTTTTAGGGTATGACGAAAATATAGAAGGTAAAGCTACATTAGCTACTCAAGATATTAGATTTGCTCGCACAATTGACCGTATCCAACGTATTTTAGTATCCGAACTTAACAAAATTGCTCTAGTACACTTATATTCTCAAGGATACAGAGATGAGGCTTTGACAAACTTTGAATTGTCTATGCAAACTCCTTCTATTATATTTGAGCAAGAGAAAATTGAGTTAATGAAATCAAAAGCTGAACTAGCTCAACAATTAATAGAACAAAAACTATTACCCACAGATTGGATTTATGATAATATATTCCATTTATCTGAAGACCAGTACGATGAATATAGAGATCTAATTAGAGAAGATGCTAAACGAGCATTTAGAGTTACCCAAATTGAAAACGAAGGTAATGATCCCGTAGAAAGTGGTAAATCCTATGGTACACCACACGATCTAGCTTCACTATATGGTAAAGGTAGAAATGATTCCGATCCTAGAAATGTACCAACGGGATATGATGAGGATGAAACATTAGGTCGTCCAAAAGATTCTATTACTACTATTGGAAAACAAGATAGTAATTTTGGAAAAGATCGTTTAGGTGTTAAACGAATGAAAGATACTGATAAAAACGATTCATCTGACAGCCGAACAGATACCAATAAAAGTGGTATGGCCCTCGAAAATGCTCAAGTTGCTTTCTTGAAAAATAAAGATATATTCTCTAAAATGGACAAGAAAAAACTGATTTTTGAGCACGACAAAGACGATACTTCGTTGCTAGATGAAAAACAGTTAAAAGAGTAAAATTTCTTTAATATTTATAAACAAATATATTTCTTTGATGAAAATCAAACACAGCAAATTCCGTAATACTGGTATTTTATTTGAATTGCTAGTAAGACAGGTGACAATAGACACATTGAAAGGGGTAGATTCTCCTGCTATTGACATCATGAAAAAATATTTTGTCAAGAGTGAAATAGGCAGAGAGTATAAACTGTACGAATCCATTCTAAAGTCTAAAGTATTAAATGAAGGCAGAGCAAATACAGTCATCAGTACTGTTTTAGAATCATCTGCTAATCTGAACAAATCTTCATTAAAGAGACAAAAATATAATTTAATTAAAGAAATTAAAGCTCACTACGATCTTGATACTTTCTTTGGCATTAAAATTAAAAACTATAAAGAGCTAGCCTCTATCTATACTTTGATTGAAGGTTTTAACTCTACTACTTTTGTGGCACCCTCTCAAATGGTAGATTGCAAAGTTGTATTGTTAGAATTTTTAACTAAACAAGATGTAAATTCTGATAGTGTAGAAGAGGATGTATTAAAAGAATTCCAAGCATATGATAAGGATTTAAGAATTCTTACATACAGAGTTCTTTTAGAGAAATTTAACGAAAAATACGATTCTATATCTCCTGAACAGAAACAAATTCTTAAAGAATTTATCAATTCTGTAGACTCAACCCCTGAGTTAAGAAACTTCTACAACACTAAAATTGTAGAGCTTAAAGAACATTTAAGTAAAAGCATTAAAACCATTAAAGATCCAGCTACTAAAATTAAGGTTGAAGAAATAACCAAACATTTAGTTGAATTAGACAAAACTTCTAAAGTTAACGACGACAATTTAGTGGATTTAATGCAATACTACGAACTAGTTCAAGAAATTAAAAAAGCAAATGGGGTACAAATATAAATTATCCGATAAGCTAAAAGAAGTATCTACATCTGGTGCAGCAGGTGGATTTCTCACCAATCCAGCATTTGCTGAAAAAGTTAAAGCATCTAAAGAACTAGAAAAACTAGGATACACTCCAGTTGAAGAAAACATAGGTGCCACTTTAGGACCCGGTCCTAAAGCAGGACCCGAAGGTGTTAAAGACAACTACTACGTTAAGAAATTCAAATTTAAACTAGTTCCTAAAGATAAAAAAGGAAACTACGTGCAGAAAGGCTCTGGTCTAGAAGTTAAGAATTTATTTTAATATGTATAAGTATAAAATTAAAGAACAAGGGGATGAAACCCTAAAAAAATTCCAAGATGAACGCATCGTAGCATTTGATTCTTTAGAAGCTAGACTTGAAGACATAAAAAAATTACTGCGTCAAGGTAAAATTGAAACTATAGCATACTATAGAGAAAACCCAACCAGTTATTCAGTAGTTAAAGGCACAGATTTGATTAACGATTATATAAACGATATAGAAATTTTACTAAAAGGAGAAGAATAA